GGGGTGAGACCTCGACGGAAGAAGTTGATCACACTACGCCCCATGCCGAACACGTTGCTGCCCACGTTGGAGGCCGCGCTGCCGATCCCGCTGGTCACCCCTCCCATGCTGGGGATCAGGTTGCGGATGGCCTGGACCGCACCGAGGAAGGCGTCTCGCACCGTATTGACCAGCCCGGTCCAGACCGCCACCACGGAGTCGCGGACGGAGGTCCAGATGGACGTCGCCGTAGACTGGATCATGGACCATATCGCGGTGCCGGCGGCCTGGAACGCAGCCCAGGCGACGTTGTGGAGGCCCGTGATGGTCGTCATGAACGAGTTCCACAGTCCGGTCGCTATGATGAGAATCTGGTCCCAGGTCCTCTGAGCCCAGTCGCGGAGGAAGACGCCGACCGCCGTCCAGTCCCCCCTCAGCACGGCGAAGAATATGTTGAACGCGGTCTGTATGGTATCCACGAGGATATTCCAGGAGGCCAGCAGGGCAGGTACGATGTCCCGCAGAAACGAGTCCCACCCAGCTCGGAAGTAGGCTGATATTGAGTCCCAGAATCGGGGGGCCAGGTTGTAGATGTAGTCCACACCCTGCTGGAACCGGGTCCAGATCTGCTGGCCCACCGACAGGATGTAGTTGTAGAACCCCATCACCCGGTCCGTGATACCCTGCCAGGTGAGGCCGATCCGGGAGAAGATGCCCTGGAGTCCATCGAGTATCCCGCCTCCGGGTCTACGCACCCGGATGCCAGGCGATCTCGGTGACGTCGTCGAACCGAGCGAGGATATGGGAGCACCCCCGCCCGCCTCCTCCTTCGTCCGGTTGAGACGGTCGAGGTAGTCGTTGATCCTTCCCAGGGCCTCCGCGCTGCGCCGGGCCACGCCGTCGATCCGCCCGGCCTCCTTCTTGATACCCTTGGAGAAGTTTTCTCCCAGCTTCTGACCCTGGGCCGTGGCATTGTCCTGAGCGCGGCGGCTGACCGTGCCGTCCTCCATCTCGTTGAGACGCACCTGACGGAAGGCGGCGAACCCGTCGTTGAACGTGTCGAGCTGCGAGTCGAGCTGTCGCTGGAGGCTCGCCTCGGTGGCCGCCAGGGTGTCAGGTAGCTGCTGGATGGTCTGGGTCACGTTCCCGAAGGCCGCGTTGAACTCCTCCTCCATCGGCCGCCAGACCTGCTCCCAGTTGGCCGTGCCGGCGATGAGGTCAGGGATGCTGCTCACCAGCCGGACGACTGTGGCGACGAACAGCACGATGGCTCCCACGAGGACGCCGATCAGTCCGAGGAAGATGTTGAGCCAGTTGTCCCGCAGCCACTCCATCCCCGCCGAGGCTGCCTGCCACGCCTGCCGGAACCCCCGGATCAGGAGCAGGGCGAGCCTCACCGCCCCGAGCTGGATGGCGGTCCACACGACCTGCGCCGCCTCTCCGAAGTTGGTGATGGCGTACTCGGCGTAGATCAGGGCGTCGATGATCGTGCTGCGGATTCCGTTCCAGATGCTGGTGGTCGTGTCGAGGACCCCGCCCATCTCGATCCCGAAGGCCCCCAGTACCTCGGCCACCAGGTCCATGATGAAGTTCCAGGCTCTCTCGGCCGCGCTGCGGATGTTGAGCCACAGGGCCACGGCCACCCCCTCGAACGCCTTCCATATAGGGTAGGCCCAGTCGATGAAGTTCTTGATCGACTGGCGGATGGCCGCGATGGTGGACATACCCGACTCCTTCACGGACGCCCACACGCTGGCGATGCCGGTGGTGTCGTCGGCCATCGACCCAATGACCGCCGTGAGGATGAGGATCAACGGGATGAGCGGACCGATAGCGAGGCGTGCCGCCCCTCCGATGACCAGGAGGGTAGTCCTCAGCAGGTTCAAAGGATTGATGACGAAGAGGACCGCCCGAGCCGTCGCCGTAGCCCCTGCCAGCATGCCGGTCCAGAGCAGGGTGCTCGCCCTGGAGATCAGGGTCATCGGGTTGAGCCAGCTGAGGAAGGCCGGGGCTACCTGGAGGATCGGCGTGATGATCTTACCGAAGTTGACGATGTTGGCGGCGAACTTGAACATGGCTCCGGTGAGGGCCACAACGGTAACGAGGCCCACCTTGGCTATCCCTGGAAGGAGCTGGAACCCCTCCACCATCCTGCGTGCGATGAAGGCAGCCGGACCCGCGATGGTCGCGACGGCGGAGCCGAACTCCTCCATCACGTCGCCGACGGCGTTCTTCAGCTGCTTGATACGGCCCGAGGCGGTCTCTGCCCTCTTGCCCATCGTCTCCATGCCCGCAGCGAGCAGGGATTGGTAGCGGGTGAGGAACTCGGTCTCATCTCGAATACCTCTCAGCTCGGGGATCATACGGGCCATCTGCATGGCCAGCTGGGTATTTCCCTGGGCCACGGCCGCCGTGATGCGCAATGCTCCCTCCGGGGACGCCCGAGAGGACGCACTGGCCAGGGCGAGGGCCTGATCGACAGCCTGGTTGGCGGCAGACCCTAGTGCCCGGTAGCCTCGTGCCTGGGCAAGTAAGCTCAGAATGTACTCGTCTCCGTAGGTGGTGTTTGCCTGGATAGCCGTCCCGAACTCCAGGGCAGACGTGATGTTATCCTCCACCTCCTCGTTGTTGGCTCGGAGCGACGCGCTCAAGGTGATGATCGCGTCCTCCTGGGTGCTGTAGGCTGCGAGCATCTGGTTGAGACTTGCCCCGATGCCAGCGGCCCCCAGTGCACTCTTCAGGTTGCCCGCCCATCCCTGGAGTGCCTGGCCTACCTTGTCGATGTTCTCGCTCGACCTGCCGATCTTCTCGGCGGCATCCTTGGTCTGGTCGGCGGCATCCTGGAGCATCTGCTTATAGTTGCCGGCGTCCCCGGCCAGCCGTATCACCAGGCGCTCGATCTCGGTCTCGTTCATCGGGCACTCCTGTGAATGATACTGCCGCCGTGCTTCGCCAGCCTGCTCCGCCACTGGGCCTTCGACTCAGCGGTGATACGGGCTATCTCCTCGGTCGAGGGCATCCCGTCCTTGCCGGCCCTCCTCGGCTCGATCTTGAACTTGAGCTTGTAGTTCTCCGGGTCCAGTCGACGCTTGCTGTTGACCTGGGCGATCTCGTACCGGATCATTGCCAGGTACTGCTGGGTGAGGTCCGGCTTGTTCCATCTCTGGAGCAGCCACTCCTGCCAGACCTCGAACTGGCGATGAGTCATTGGCCCCCTCCAGCCCATCAGCTCGTGGAGGGGTAGATGCAGCTCGCGCGCGAGGTTCAGGTGGGCGTCATATCGCTGGGCGAGCTTTGCCCGTTTTTTGCTGCGCTCCCGCTCTCAAGTTTTTCCAACCGCTTCTGGAGCCGGGTAATCTGCTTCCTCAACTTCTCGGGGTCGTCTGTGTCCTCGCTGAGGTTGGAGATGGCCTTGGCCCGTTCATGCAGCTGCTTCACCTCGTCGGGCCTCCATGTCTTGATCTCGCTGAGACTCACCTGCCGCCGCCTCCCGTCGGGATAGATCTGGTAGAGGCAGAGGGATACCAGTAGAGGCTCCGATTCGGCCTGGCCGTCCCCCATGACGACTTCCTGACCGTCCTCGGTCTCGACCAGCCTCACCCCGCGCATTGAGGCGGCTCGGTATTTCACGGCCCCTCCCTCGTCACATTCGCACAACAGGTAGCTCAGGCCTCTCCTCTTGACGGGAACCTCGATGGGGGCGACGTCGTCAAACTCGATCGGTAGGTTGATGATCTCCAGATCGACTGCTGTGACAGATTCCATGGTAGTGCTCCAGGATCTCGGCGGGAAGGAGAAAGACCCCCTGCGTTGTCAAGCCTTCCCAGCCAATTCTGCATTGACGTCAAGCGGCCCGCCAACGAGGCGGAACTTGACCGCAGGGGGTGTATCAAGTAGGTCTACTGGATCGGAGGGCCGAAGACCTTCCATCCGAGCAGGCCGATCAACACGAGTAGGATGACTGGGAACCCAATATAGGTATAGGGCCAGCTCACCCAGAACATTCCAAACCCAAACAGGATCACCAGAACGAAGATGATCCAAAACCAGATACCTGCGGCCATCTCGCCACCTACCTTTCAATTGAGAGAATCGGTGCCAGTCAATGGGGATCGCAGGGCCACGAGGACTAAGTGCCAGACACGCTGGCAATCACCGGACCGGCCTCCACGTCATTGTCCGGGTCGTAGTTCGTTGGCGCGATGGTGAGGGTTCCTTCGGGGAACTCGTTCTCCACCAGGTCACCGCTCTCGAAAGATCGCACCACGCCCCAGAAGCTCTCCGTCGATCCGTCGGGATAGGTGATCGTGATCGCCTGATTGTAGTTGAGAATCTCCAGGATCTGCGTCTTGCAGGCCGGATCGTAGGCGCAGGTCACCGTGAACTCGCCGGTGTCGAGCAGCGATCCGGGGGACTTGGTGCGCCACAGGTCGTTCCACTGGGTAGTGATGTCAATGAGGTCCGGCCCCTCGTAAGCCGGGGTGCCGACACTCTTCTCCCAGATGGAGATGTCGGGGTCACGGCTCAGACCGATCAAGGCCCGGTAGCCGTTCTTCAGCATGATCCCAACTGGGTCTAACCGGGTCACTACGCTTGCACTGGCCATATTCGTTTGTCCTCGTTCTTCGTCGGTTGGCTGGGGTTTATGCTTGTCGGTCTATCGAGGCCACCGCATTGACGGTGAAGATATTGCGCTTGCTGGCCGGGGTCTCCTTGTTGAGGTCCATCACGTCGCCGATGCCCGATACCGCATGGATGAAGTAGGTCACCCCATCGATCTCCACGTACTCCTGGTAGCACCCTTCGGCCAGCGTCGTGGCGATCTCGTCGGCCTTGGCGTATCCATCCGAGGGGGACTGTGATCTCACCCTCACCTGGAATCCGTAGTAGCCCAGGTACGCTCCGCTGATCATCACCCGGCCACCGCTCCGACCTCCTGCGGTACCGTAGACGGTGATGACGTCGTCGGGGGTCGGTGGCTCCCGGCGGTAGTACACCGGCCATGCGCCCCCCTCTCCCGCGAGGGTTCCCAGACCCAGACCCACCAGCAGGCGGGCAATGATCTGAGCATGGTGGTGGGACAGGCTGGTCAACGGCATCACTCGATCTCCGTGAAGGCGCTGGCCCGCAGAACCCCGGTATCGACAGGAACCAGCTCCTGGCTCAATCGCTGGAGCAAGAGTCCTCCCATCAGCAGGGATCTTTCCATGTCGCCGGTCTTCTGGTAGGTCTTTCGCACCGTGGCGGCCAGCTTGTCGGCGTGCTCCCGTGCAGGCTGCTCCAGGTACTTGGCCTGTCCGACCGGGTGGTGAGCCTCCAGGTTCTCATGGACGTAGACCGCATAGTTGGCGGTGTACCCGACGACGACGCTGCGGCTCGCCTGCGCGGCCTCGCGCGCTCGCGCCCGTAGCTTCTGTACCAGTCGATTGAGTCCGTCTACCTTGGCCATCAGGCCCACCTCCGTCCGCCGATGTACAGCCCGCCGCAGATCCAGTACAGAAATCAGACCGCTAGCAAGAACAGGGCAACCAGGAGGGCTGTGCCGAGAGCTTCCCGCATGACCTATCCTCCGCTTGGGGGTACGTCCATCCTCTTCTTCAGTCCCACTGTCCGACTGGTGCATCGCCCCTTGACATCCTGAGCCCAGTTGAAGGTCACCACGTCCATGACCTCGTCGTCCTCGCCGCCGCTTCCGGTCCCGCTCCACTGCTCCACGGCCGAGTAGAGGTTGCTGGGGGCCTTCCACATGCTCGATCCAATCGCCACGTCCTGGTCAATTGCCACGGTGGCGTCCACGGCGATCCGGGTTCCGTCGGGGGCCAGGGCATCGGAGCGGCCGTACTTCCAGGCCACCCGTACATCCTCTGGCGTTCCCACGGTCGGTTCACCGTCCTCCCCGTAGCCGGAGAGGGGCCACAGTACAGCCCGATGGACCTTGGCGACGTACTCAGGAGCAGGCATCAGTCCCCCGCCGACTCGGTCGGTATCTTGGTCCGCCACTTATCGTTGTGAAGCGTAGTAGTATCAATCATCCCAGATTGACTCTTCTTGGTATCGCTCCCGCGCAGGGTGAGATCATATTGGGCTAATTCGTCAAACGGCAATCGTATGATAATGTCCTTGATGGGTTGGGTCAGATCGATTCCTAATCGCTCGGCGAACGCCTGGAACTCCGGCCAACGAAACACGTCCCAGGATCGGGCGGGGGTCGCATACTTCGGATTCATCTTCATTTCGGAATCTGGATTAGTCAAGGTTCCTCTCCTGGTAGGTGGTTCGGTCTCGATAGGGTGTACCGCCCCAGATCAGGCGGGCGGTCTTTCGGGTAGCCACGGCACGGAGGCATCCCGTGAAGTCAATCGCCATCGCCGCCTGGCCGTACTTGCTGTTCTCCAGGTGCATTCCCGTCTGGCCCTGGAATGATCCAGAGGACCCGACCCCGTTGCTCTTGGAGGACAGGGCCTGGTCTCGCTGGACGTAGAAGTGCGCTGCCAGCCACCGCTCCAGCATCTCGGCTTCGTCGGTATCGAGGCTGGCCCCCTTCCGAGTAGCGCAGGCGATCACCCTGGTCACCAGCAGGTTGGCCGTCTCGATGAACACAGTCAGGTCGGTCTCTCCGTCGTAGTCTCCCTCTCCGCGTGTATGCGTGAGGGAGTCGCCGAGCAGGTCAATCACCTGAGTTGAAGTCGTTCTGGCCATTTCCTCTTCCTCCAGTGCGGTCCCCGCCGCAGGTCAACCGAAGTCTACTGCGACGGGGCACAGCACTACCTGCCCGTCAAGGCAGTTGCGTCTATGTCGAAGCGGCAGACCGCCGCGTTGCCTTATCGTCAGCCCCCTCCGGAGCAGGCCCCACCGAATCCGCTGCTCCCAAAGGACGAGCCGAACGCGGGTTGGTACACCTGGTACGCTTGAACCATAGGTTGGTATATCTGTATCGCTGGTTGCTCAAAGCGGACCCAACGGCCGGAGCGGTGGATCCACCAGCTGCCTGCTGCCTGGCACCACCACTCCCCACGATGCTTGACGGGAACGGCCCGGCATCCCCTCGCTACGGCCGGAGGATCACAGCGGCACACCGAACACTCGCAGCTTCCGGTGACGTCGCAGAAACACTTCGCAGGTGGAGCTTGGGTTGGCCGAGGGGCATTGTTCGCTCCCTCGATCCGGAAGGTGAAGGACAGTAGCAGGACGACTCCGATGATCAGGGCGACGGTCGAACTGGTCAAGTCTCGCATCGTCAGTTCCTTTCTTGGAATAAACCGGGCCACCTCGGTGATGAGATGACCCGGCCGGTCGCGAAGGCAGCTTCGCGGGTTGGACTGGTTACTCCTCGCAGGAGTCGAGGATCATGTAGGCATGCTCAGCGGCGCACCCCAGGTGGCACAGGATCGCCTCGGCGCAGGATCGGTGGCAGCAGTGGCCGTCCCCCTCATCATGGGACTTTGCGGCCACTGTCGGTGGGAACAGCTGGTTGAGCAGGTCGCGAAAGAACTTGATGAACGCCATGAAGTCGAAGGCCCCTACCTGGGCTGCCTTGAACTCCTCCCACTTCTGGTCGCAGGTCTTCTGCTGCTCGGCGGTCAACTTCTTTGGCATTGTCTTTTCTCCTCTTCGGGTTGGGGGCGAGGTTGGGTCAGGTAGCTATTGGGTGAATGCTCGTTAGTTGATCTATCACTAGGCGGCGGAGGCCAGCATGGCTCTCGGGGCGACCCCGCCGTTCATCACGGCCTTGTCGCCGGTGAGGACTCCCATGCCGCCCTCGCTCCAGCTGTCACCCCAGCTGTTCCAGATGCGGATGCCGAGGCCGGTCATGACCGTGTCGACTCCCCACACCAGGTTGAACTGCTTGAGGTCGAGTAGCTTGCCAGACTCCGACCGGGTGACGCCCCACTGGCTGACCCCGCTCACCACGTCAGCTCCACATACGGAGTGGCCCCACCAGTTGAAGTCCATCACCACAGGGATGCCGGTCAGCAGGCAGGTGATGCACTGATCCACGGTCAGGTTGCGGTTGTACTGGGCCGCGTTGAGATCCCACCAGCCCTCGGAGACACGATAGAGCTTGGCGTTGGCCCGGCACTCCGGCGTGTCGTTCGATCGGCTGACGGACTTCTGCGGCCAGAACTTGGAGTCGGGCAGACCGTGCTCTCGGATCCAGTCGATACCTTGAGCCCCCCATCCGCCCTCGTCCCGATAATTCTTGATGATGCACGCGCCCATGTAGGCGCTCAGGTCTGCGTAGGGTTGGTTGTCTCTCGCTCGGATCAGCAGTGCCGCCGAGCACCCCGAGTGGATCCAGCAGTATCCCCGGCCGTTCTGGTCGCGAGAGGGTATCCTCAAACCGTTCATGCCAGTGTCCCGTCGGTCGGACAGGCGGCTCTTGGTCGCCAGCTGCTGGGCGATCCGCTCGGCCACCTCGCTGCGGTTAACCAGGGGCATGTCGATGGCCTGCGAACCCTCGTAGGAGTTCATCGGGTTCTTGGTGTAGTCGCGGGGGACGAGGCCGCGCTTTCGCTCCTCTCCGTCGATGACCGGGTCCTGCACGAACTGCTGCCAGTTGTGGTCGCCGATGATCAATTCTCGGTCAGATCGCATCATCTCTTCACCGCCTTTCCGATGTACTTGCCGAACTCGGTCTGCGCTGCCTCCACGGTAGCGGGCAGCGGCCCCTTGGTGACGATCTTGCCCTGCTCGTCAGCGATGACGTAGCTGGGGGTCGGAGGGGCTGCGGCCAGAATGCCCTTCCACACCGGGTCGATGTTGCTTACGTCAGTGTCCTTGTCGAGAATGTACCAGCGGTAGCTCTTGGCGCTCTTGGGTGGCAGCTTGCCGTTGAGCCAGGTCCGGATGGAGGCCCCCTGGAGGATAGCTAGCTGGGGCAGCGGGTACTTGGCCACGTCCGCCGTCTCGAACACCATCAGCAGGTGGGTTCCGGTCCCGGGGGTCGGGCCTGGCGGGTCCGGTGGCTTGGGCGGGTCCGGTGGAGTAGGTACGTCCCCCACGGCCAAGGTTATGGAGCCGAACAGCTGCTCAACCTTCTTGGCATCAAAGTCGACCTTGATCGTCTGGATGCCGATGGTCAGGTCGCCCTTGGGTGCGAAGATCACGTCCAGGACCGGACCTCTGGGCACCGCCTGCACCGAGGATGGGTAGGTCCACATGTAGACGTTATAGCCCGGCGGAGCGTTGACCGTGAATGGCAGCTTGCGGACCACCGTCACTGTCTCGCCGGTGATCGTGAGCGGGACGTCGCTGGAGAGCAGCTGGATCTTCTTGGGGGCAGCCTTGGCCGCCGGTGGTTGGACTGCGTGGAGCGGCGGGCCTGGGGAAGCTACCAGGTTCATCAGGACGATCGCTGCCGGCAGCAGGGTAAGGATCGCCGCCATCGCTATGGCTCGAAGTCTATTACTGGGATGCATTGATGTGATCTCCTCTCGGGGTAGTGCGGTCTGGTTCAGGTCGGTCGGTCTATCTTCACTGTCTTCCTTCCTGGGCTAGAGTCGGCCAGCTTCGTCTCGGCCACGCTGTCCTCGATCTGGGTGATGGTGCGGTTGATGCTCTCGTTGATCTGCTTGAGGTCCTGGTCCACGACGGAGAACAGCTGCACCCGGTGCCGGTGTCGGGCTATCGCTCGGCTGATGGCGTCGAGCACGCACTGTGGCGACAGGTTGCCCTTCCAGATGAACTCCTGCGCGCCTGACTCCAGGATCTCCTCGTCGTCGAAGTAGAACCCCGTTATGACGACCAGCGGTATCGTCGGGAACCTGGTGGTGAACTCCCTCACCAGTGACAGGCCGAACCCGTTGGGCAGGCCGAGGTCGAGCAGCACGGCATCGACCTTGTTCTTGGCCAGGTAGCTCTTGCCCTCCGCCGCTGTCGTCACCCTCTCTACCCGGTAGACGTAACTTAGCTCTCGAACGATGTACTTGGCCACCAGGTCGTCATCCTCGATCACCAGGACCGAGGGCGGCTCCTTCCCAGCCTCCAGTATTCCTACGAGCCTGGAGGACTGCAGTGGTCGGAGTGCCCGGCTGGGTCTGGCAGCGCTATCGGCAAGGGGGTCTGGTCCGTGGACGGCTGGATCTTCCCCCCTAGCCTCTCCTCCGCCATGTTCAGTCGGGCCGTCAGCCGAACATTGGCCATCTCCATCTCGACCATCTTCATTCTTGCCTCGTCCAGGGCGATCGCGACCCGGGTCAGCCGAGTCTTCATGCTCATCGCCTCCTGCTTGAGGTCTTCCATCTGCCGAACCTGGTAGCTGGTCAGCTCCTCGATCTGCTTCAGGTGGTGCTTCTGCTTGGTCTCGATGATCATCTCGTACTCGGCCCGGAGCTGGTCGATGCCAGTCTGCCTTCGAGTGGCCATCAGCTTTGCCAGGTTGGCCATCGCTCTCGTGGCCTTGGGGCTGGCGAGCAGCCCGATCAAGGCGGTGGCTATCGACATGATCACGGCCAACCAGGTATCCACTCCGTAAACCTCCCATCTCTTGGCTCCTGTCGAGATTCGATGTCGTGTAGAGGGTGTACCAAGTCGATAACTTCGTGCGGCAGCTTAGGACAGCGCCTCTTCGATCATCTTGAGCACGTCCTCCTTGGACTTGGCACCCTTCAGGTCGATCTCCAGGTCCTCGGCCAGACCCTTGAGCTCGTTCAGCGTCTTGCCCTTCAGCTCGTCGGCAGTGACCGGCGGAGGTGCGTCAGCGTGTGCGGATCTGGCGTTGGCGGCTGCCGCCGTCGTTGCCGCCGGTGGGTTGGCGACTGCCTGGGACGCAGCCCCCTTCATCGCGTCGATCCCCCTCTGGGCGTGAGAGGCCGCGGTGTTCGCCGGTTGGTTGAGCACCTTACCCTGGGACGCCTCGGGCAGCGTGTCGGGCAGCCGCATGTACTTCTCCGGCCACCGAGCTAGGTTTTTCTCTGTCTCGATCACGTCGCCTGGTCCATAACTCTTGCCGCCCTCGCAGTAGACCCCTGCCAGTTGTCGGTACTTCGCCATATGTAGTGCTCCAGTCAAGGTAAGAGAAAACCGCAGGAGCCGGGTAGATGTCCAATGCGTTGACCCCTGCGGCCGGAGGTTAAGAGGTCGTGGCGACCAGGATGCCCGTACGGCCGTTGTAGTCGGCCCGGAGGTTCGGCACCTGGATGCACATGACCTTGAAGTTGTGA